TAATGTGGCTATAGGTTATGATGCTATGAGATTGAATACAACAGGAATACGAAATATTGCTATAGGTCAGAATGCCATAAGAGATAATACGATAGGTACTTATAATGTTGCTGTGGGTCATGATGCTTTAAGATATAATACAACAGGTGTACAAAATACTGCTATAGGTGCTTATGCTTTAAATGTTTATACAGCTGGTGGTAATACTGCTGTAGGTTATGAAGCTTTGAAAACTAATATAGTAGGTACTAGTAATACTGCTATAGGTCATCATGCTTTGTATACTACTATAGCTGGTGCTAATACTGCTGTAGGTCATGGTACTTTATTTGCTAATACAACAGGTGGTGCTAATACTGCTGTAGGTTGGAATTGTTTAGTTAGTAATACAACAGGAGATTCTAATACTGCTGTAGGTGGACAAGCTTTATATCTTAATACTACAGGTAGTCAAAATCTTGCTATAGGAAGATATAGTTTATTTACTAATACTATAGGTAAACAAAATGTTGCTATAGGTTGGGGTACTTTACAATATAATACAACAGCTAATTATAATGTTGCTATAGGTTATAATGCTTTAAACGATAATACAACAGGTAAACAAAATACTGCTATAGGTACGTATGTTTTGCAAACTAATACAACAGGTAATTATAATATTGGTATAGGTTATAGAGCTTTGAGAGATAATACAATAGGTAATTATAATGTTGCTGTAGGTCAAGATTCTTTAATTACTAACACAACAGGTAATGAAAATACTGCTTTAGGTTATAATACTTTGAGAGTTAATACAACAGGTGTTAATAATACTGCTGTAGGTGCTTATAGTTTAGATGCTAATACAATAGGTAAATATAATACTGCTGTGGGGCTAGGAGCATTAGGAGGTAATACAACAGCTGACAATAATGTTGCTGTAGGTTATTATTCTATGTGGGGAAATACAACAGGCCAATTGAATACTGCTGTAGGTGTACAATCATTAAAGAATAATACAATAGGTGGTTCAAATGTTGCTGTGGGTGGTTATTCTATGTGGTATAATACAACAGGTGCTTATAATGTTGCTGTAGGTTATAAATCTTTACAATTGAATACAACAGGTATGGAAAATACTGCTTTAGGTTTTTATGCTATGAGTGATAATGTATCAGGTATTAGAAATGTTGCTGTAGGTTTTAGAACTTTAGAAAATAATACAAGCGGAAGTAGAAATATTGCTATAGGTTGGGATTCTTTAGATGCTAATACATCAGGTTCAGATAATACTGCTGTAGGTTTTTATTCTTTATCTTCTAATACAACAGGTGTTGAAAATACTGCTTTAGGTCGTTCTGCTTTATATAATAATACAATAGGCCATTATAATGTTGCTGTAGGTCATAGAGTTTTAGAAGCTAATACAACAGGTGAACGTAATACCGCTGTAGGTTATGAAGCTATGAAAGCTAATACAACAGCTCGATATAATACTGCTGTAGGTTATAAAGCTTTAACTGCTAATACAACAGGTGAATTGAATACTGTAGTAGGTGAAAATGCTTTACTTACGAATACAATAGGTAAAGAAAATACTGTTATGGGTAATAATGCTATGAGATTAAATACAACAGGTAATTATAATACTGCTATAGGTGTTGCTGCTTTAAGAGGTAATACAATAGGTGGGAATAATGTTGCTGTAGGCTATAATAGTTTATATACTAATACAATAGGTGGGAATAATATTGCTGTAGGTTATAAAACTTTATATAGTAATACAACAGGTAGTTATAGTGTTGCTATAGGTTATGATTCTTTATATACTAATACAATAGGCCAACAAAATATTGCTATAGGTTGGCATGCTATGAGATTAAATACAACAGGTAGTTATAATGTTGCTGTAGGTCTATATACTTTAAAAACTAATACAACAGGTAGAGATAATACTGCTGTAGGACAACAAGCTTTACAATCTAATACAATAGGCAGAGGTAATACTGCTATGGGTAATAATGCTTTAGGTGGTAATACAACAGCTAGTTATAATACTGCTGTAGGTTTTAGTGCTATGCAATATAATACAACAGGTGGTGGTAATGCTGCTGTAGGTTATAGTGCTTTATTTGCTAATACAACAGGTGTTAATAATACTGCTTTGGGTCATCTTGCTTTACAACAAAATACAATAGGTACTAGTAATACTGCTGTAGGTTATGAATCTTTAAGACAAAATACAGGTATTAATAATACTTCTGTAGGTAGTGGTTGTTTAAGAAATAATACAACAGGTGCTTATAATGTTGCTGTAGGTATAGGAGCTTTATATACTAATACAATAGGTGAAAGAAATGTTGCTATAGGTAAGGATGCTTTAAACGATAATACAACAGGTATTAGAAATATTGGTATAGGTTATGTTGCTTTAGCAAAGAATACAATAGGTGATAATAATACTGGTTTAGGTTATGGTACTTTATATGCTAATACAACAGGTACTCAAAATGTTGCTGTAGGTTCTAATTCTTTATGGACTAGTACAATAGGTACTAATAATACTGCTTTAGGTGCTAGTACTATGTATAATACTACAACAGGTAGTCAAAATACTGCTGTAGGTACTAGTGCTGGTTCTACAATTACAACAGGAACTAATTTAACAGCACTTGGATATGATGCTGAACCTTCAGCTGCTGATGCTACAAATGAATTTACTTTAGGTAATGCTAGTGTTGCTACTTTAAGATGCAATACACAAAGTATTTCGGCCCTATCAGACGTTAGAGATAAGACAAATGTTCAAGGTTTAAATATAGGATTAAATTTTATAGATAAATTGAATCCAGTTACATTTGATTGGAACAGACGTGATGGAACAATGCATGGAGAAAAGGGTGTTGGATTCATAGCACAAGAATTAGACAGTACGCAAAAGGAATTTAAGATTGAAGATAATCTAAATATTGTTTTAAAAACAAATCCAGAAAAATTAGAAGCTGCTCAGGGTAAGTTGATTCCTGTATTAGTTAAGGCTATACAAGAGTTGTCAGCAGAAGTAAAAGAATTAAAGGGAAAGATTAAAGATAAATAGTAGTAGTAGGTAAAAAATATGGCAAATCCTTCAACAAGAGAAACGTTAAAACAATATGCTTTAAGGTCATTAGGCAAGCCTGTAATAGAGGTTAATGTAGATGATGACCAATTAGAAGATATGTAGATGATGACCAATTAGAAGATAGATTGGATGAAGCGTTACAGTATTTTGCTCAATATCACTATGATGGTGTTGAAAGATGCTACTTAAAATATAAAGTTACGGCTGCTGACGTGCTTAGGATGCAATCTCCTACAGGAGATTCTACCCTAGTTGCAACAAAAAATAGTGTAACAAGTACTTTTACAATAGCAAATAATTATGTTATTGTTCCTGAAGCTGTATTAGCAGTAACAAGAATATTTCCTTTGTCGGATAGACATAGTATGAATATGTTTGATATACGTTATCAATTAAGATTAAACGATCTTTATGATTTTTCATCTACCTCAATTATTCACTATGATATGGTATTAAGACATTTAGATTTTTTAGATCATATTTTAGTTGGAGAAAAACCAATAAGATTTAATCAATATAATAATAGATTGTATATAGATATGGATTGGAAAAATGATATTACAGCCGATGAACATTTAATTATTGAGTGTTATCGTAAATTAGATCCAGCAGTTATGACGGATGTTTATAATGACATTTATATAAAGCGATATACAACAGCTTTATTTAAAAAGCAATGGGGTGCTAATTTAAGTAAATTTGATGGTGTTGCTATGGTTGGTGGAGTAAAACTTAACGGCGAACAAATGTATTCACAATCATTACAAGACATAGAAAAATTAGAAGAAGAAATAAGAGGCACATACGAAACGCCTGTTACGTATATGATAGGATAATGCAATGCCAACAAATCATTACTTTCAATCAGGCAGTGGTATAGGGAGTCCTGCCGAAAAAAGACTTTACGAAAATTTAATTATTGAAGGCCTAAAAATATATGGCCATGATTGTTATTACCTACCACGGACATTAGTTAATCAAGATTTAATATTAGGAGAAGATGTATTAAGTAAATTTGATGATTCTTATTTACTTGAAATGTACATTGAAACTACTGAAGGTTTTGCAGGTGAACAAGAATTAGTATCTAAATTTGGTTTAGAAATACGGGACGATACAACCTTTATGATTTCTAAACGTAGATGGCAGGACCAAGTTGATACTCCTGCAACGCTTATAAAAGAAGGTAGACCAAATGAAGGAGATTTAATCTACTTTCCTTTAATGAATTCATTTTTTGAAATTCAATTTGTTGAAGATCAAGAACCATTTTTCCAATTAGGCAATTTACCTGTTTACAAATTACGTACTACAAGATTTGAATATAGCTCAGAAAAAATTGATACTGGTGTTGCAGATATTGATAAGTTAGAAGATACAAGATCACTAGATCAATTACAACATCAATTTAATTTAGAAACAGCTACTGCTGCAGGAACAGGTTCATTATTATTAGAATCTTCTACTGGTGAAATTAATTATTTAATTAATGAATCTTTTAGTATTACAACACAATCAAAAGGTTTTGCAGATAATGTAGCATTTGAAGCAGAAGATGATATATTAGACTTTACTGAAAGAAATCCTTTTGGTGAAGTGGATGAAGGATTTTAAATATGTTCGGTAAACATTTTTATCACCAAAGTTTAAGGCGACTTGTAATAGCGTTTGGTACAATTTTTAATAATATAGTAATTCATAGAAAGGACAGTTCTGGTAATGTTGTCCAATCTCTTAAAGTACCTTTAGCATATTCACCCAAAGAAAAATTTATAACAAGATTAGACCAACAAGCTGATTTAGACTCTAGAGAAGTTGCTATAACTTTACCTCGTATGGGTTTTGAAATTGCTGGTATTGCTTATGATGCA